GCTATGCAACCAGGTTATGGTGTTCCTAGTATTTTTGACATGGCACAGCAACGTGGCATGCCAGTGGCCAATAGAGATCAAGCCACAGCACAACAACTACTAAGCAATCCTGAATTGAATCGTAATTTTGGACAGAACTATTACAATGCAATGCAACAGCGTTTTCCAGGACAACCTGCAGCCGCAGTAGCGGCTTACAATGCTGGTCCAGGACGTGTGGGACAAAACATGCAGGCCAATGCTGGACAATTAAATGTCAGCCAACTGCCACAAGAAACACAAGGCTACTTGCAAAAGGTAGGCTTTCAACCTGGTCAAACAACTCCTGCAGTGGTTGGCACAAATGCTCCATCTACCACAGTTCCACCTATTGCAGGTGATGCAGTGGCACAAGGCACATATCAAGATGTGACTGGACAAACTGCTACCGAAGCCAATTGGCACGAATATTACGGCAAACAAGTTGTTAACAATTTAAACAATCCCGTTGAATTACAAAAATTATCTGAAGATCCAAATGCTCCAAGTTTTGCCAAAGTTGCGGCCAGCAGACAAGCATTTGAATTGTTGAAAAACCGAAGAGATGAACAAGATGCTGTTCGTAAAGTTGATTCTGGTGATCAAGCTGCCATTGAAAAAGCATTCAAAAGTCGCAACAACGAAGGCAGTTATGTTTTAGCCTATTTGTATGGTCGTCTAGGTCTAAATGATCTAGCACGAAGTGAACAAGAAAAATTAGGTGCTGGACGTGTTTGGGAACAAAATACTTTAGACGATGGTACAGTTGCATTGATACAACGTGCTTCTAATGGTATGCCTTTGTATGGCATTGACCAAAATGGTAAAGAATTGTCAGCCAAAGAACTAATTAGATTTGGTGGTGCTGCAGTCAAAGGTGTTGAACAAGGTGCTACAGTTTACAAAGATCCATTCTATCGATCTGAAGTGCGTGATGCACAAGGCAATGTTGTACAAGCAGCACAAGGTGTTGCTGGCAACTGGATCTTAGAACGCAGACCAGGACGTGCTCCGGTGTTTCGTGAAGCTGGAACCAATCGTTTGGCATCACCTGAAGAAGCACGTAGACTCAATCCAACAGGTGTAAGTGGTCCTATTGAACAACAGGCAGCTGCTGCCTACGCTGGTCGTGGTGCTGGTAAACAAGGTGAACAAGCTGCAGAAGGATTTGTAAATACACCGTTGCCTGGTATGCCTACACAAATGCCACCAAGTACTCCAGGTGCTGTAACTACACCAGGTGCTCCAGGTGCTATGCCTACAACTCCTGTTTCAACTGCTGCTCCTGCTCCTGCACCTGCTGTAAACATTCCAAGTGCCAGTGCTAACATTCCTGTGTATGAGCAAAAAAGAGCAGCCAACATTGCAGAAAAACGTACTGAATCGTTTAACAAAATTATTGATACAGAATATCGTGACAATGCTGGCAAAGGCGAAATTGTATCTAACAATCGTAAAATGCAATTTGATATTTTAAATCGTGATGATCCCACAACAGGTAAAAAAGTTGCTGAACAAATTACTGGTTTGTATAATGCTGCCAATGAAAATACTGGCAATCAAAAATTAACTATTATTCGTGATATCTTTACTGGTAAATTGTTGCCAGATCAAGATGCTAGCAAACGTATTGCTGAATTGAATGTTAGTCCAGCAGTTAAAAGTGCGTTACAAGAATACAATTCTCTTAATGCTCAAATCGCTGGACAGACTCTGCGTGAAACAGCAGGTCCTGGAAGTGTTAGTGATGCCGAACAACAAGCCAACCGTGCTCGTAACGTAGATATCACTCGTGCTCCAATGTTGGGTGCTTACAACATGATGGCACAAAGTCAGTTTAATGCAGATATACAACGTTACAAAGCAGATTTGGCAGCAAGTCCAAATAATACTGCCAGTAATGCTACTGCATTTGATCGTGACTTCCGTGCTCATCAATCACAATTGATCAAATCTTATCGTGAAGTTACTGAAGCACGTTTAAAATTTATTCAAGAAAACGGATCAGGTCCAGGCGCCATACGTGAAGGATATAAACTTTATCCTGTGCCTGAATACGATCCACAAGCAGGCAATTGGAGATATTTGAAACCATTGGATCAACATATCAAGAAAAAAGAAGGACAATCTTTATAATGGACAAAATGCCTACACAGGACTTACAGAGTCAGATTCAAGCAGCACGTGCCGATGGTTACAGTGATGAACAAATACAGGCTTTTTTAAATCCTCAACCTGTGCGTGAAACAGCATTACAGCCACAAGGCACAGGTCCAATGTCAACTACCACTGTACAAACACCGGCAACACCTTGGGTTGATCGCGGTGCTGAAGAAACTGCAACTATACAAGCTGGCGGTTTACAAGCTGGATATGATGTGGCCAAATATGGTTTACCAGCAGCCGGTATTGGTTATGCACTTAAAAAGGGCATTGATGCATATAAACAAACAAAAATGCCACCGCCAAGTACTTTTACAGGTGGAGCAAATCCAGCATTTGACAAAGCACTAAGTCAACCGTATAATCCAACTGCACCACAAGGTGCTCCAGCGGCTCAACCACCAGTGGGTGGTCCAGCAGCAGCACAAGGTGCTACCTTTCTTGAAAGAATGGCTGCAATGGCCAGCAAATATGCTCCAGCCGCTCGTGTGGCCACAGGTGCTGGTGCTATGGTAATGCCAGGTAACGTAGGCCAAAATTATGGTGCACAGTTTCCACAAACAGGTCCTATGCGTGGTATGGAAATTAATCCAACAACTGGTAGACCTTGGACTCCACAAGAACTGCAACAGTATTCTCAACAATATAGATAGGAACAGAAATGAACATTAAAAATTTACAATTGGTACTAGAAGATACATTTTCAGGCAATTTTGTCAGTTACTATCGTAGCCATGTGGCACATGTGAATATCCAAGGACGTAATTTTTATGCAGACCATAAACTGCTACAAAAAGTGTATGAGTACTTTCAAGGCAACATTGATGTGCTAGCTGAAAAGCTACGCACAGTACGTGCCATGATGCCAGTGGACCTAATGACAGTGACCATGTCTAGTCCTGTTGCTGATCAAGCTGCTGTGGGTGATAGTGAAGACCTGTTTGAACAGGTGTTGGAAACATTAGAAACCATGATCAATCAATATGTGGATTTGAACGAAGCTGCTGAAGAAGTCAACTACATTGACATTGCCAATTTTGCACAGGATCAAGTTGCTGTGTTGTCCAAGTTCCGTTGGATGATTGAAGCCACACTAGATCGTGACACTGACACAGAAGAAGATCCAGACACGGACGACTAATGGGACAACTGCTTAAATTTTCCCTGGAAGATCATCTAGCCGAATGTGAGCAACGTTACAACACCTTGTTGGATCGACTGGATCAAACTGATCGCAGACTGAATAGAATTGAAGATTTAATTATTGAATTAAAAAAACTAGTACAAAGTCAATAACGGCTGTTGTAGTAGGCCAATACAACGTGCATAAATTCTTCTAGGCTGAAGCTACCACCTTCAACCTTGACACCGTTTTCTATCATCCAAATCCAAACCCGTTCAGGTTCATCTTCATCTATTTCTATTCTTATGTTGGCCATATCTATTACCGGACCGTCTTGTGGTTCTGGTTTCCATTTAACACTTACTGTTCTATCTTTCATTTTGGTATCCTATAAAATGCTGAAATGCCTCTTATGATAAATCCTGCCTGTTCATGCAGGCGTAAAAAAGCCTGTTGTTCAATACGCATGGTACTGCTGTGTATGACCGGTATACCGCACATGGTTGCCCATAACACCCATTGTTGAATGATTTGTGCCAGCAAGGTAATTTTTTTACGTATAGGCAAATCAACTGCCACATGACTGAATCTGCCGTCGGCCATTTCATCTCGACTGTATGTGGTATATGAACCACGTACCAACCAAGCCCAAGCAATGAGTTGATCGTTTTCTTCGGCCACAATAATTTGTTCATCAAACTGATTGAATGCTTGTCTTACTATACCTAGGCTTAAATTTTTGGCAAACAGATCAGTATCAAAACGGCTGATAGCCACCACTTCATCCCATAAAGGTTGTTGTGATATGGCCACTATTCGATCAATGTCTGTTAGGTTTGCCAGGCGCCAAGTCCATGTGTCTTTTTTGGATGGTGCATATCGTTCTAAAATCATTTCAGTTCCTTGTTGCAGTATAAATATATTTATGTTATACTTATTGTAACATTATTTTTAAGGAACTGCAATGACCAAACATAGAGATAGACAATTTAATTATCGTGCAGGTGACTTCATGATCAACCTGGAACGCTTTGAATCTAGATGTGAACCAGACCCTGCGGGATCAGACTGCATCATATGGACTGGTGTAAAAAACAACATTGGTTATCCATTCATGGGAGCCAGACACATTGTGACAGACAAATACAAGATGGTCACTGGACACAGAATGGCTCTCACAATCAAACTGGGTAGGCCTATAGCCCCAGGTATGAATGCCAATCACTCATGCCATAGAAGAGATTGTGTGAATCCTGACCATTTATTCGAAGGCACACAACGGCAAAAAGTGTTGGACATGGCACGTGATGGTATCAAAACTGGTAGGCCTGCAGGCAATCCCTACAATCACAAACAACACAATCGCAAGTACCGTTATTCCGAAGAGGAAATACAAGCTGTGCGAACCATGCCACCAAAACAAATAGCTGCCAAATACAACTTGCCAATTCGACGTGCTTACACAATGAAAGCTTCGTTTCGAAATACCTATCGTTGGCTACCATTACCCGATCAAATCAAAGGAGATAAAAAATGACATTACAAGCAACAGGCACTAGATACGTAATTCGACCAGTAGAATTGACCATGGCGTCAGCTGGTGGCATCATACTTCGATCAACAGAAGACACACAATTGGCAGAAGTTGTTAGTATTGGCCCCCGGGTAGAAGAACCGCTACCTTTAGGCACCAAAATTGTGGTAAATTGGAACCATACGGTGCCAGTAAAGCACGAAAACGAAGCCTTGTGGATCATAGAATCAGGTGCGGTAGCCGCAATATATGAGGAGAACGAATAATGAGCACTAAAAAATCAGCAAAGAAAATAGAACACAAAAGTTTGGTACATGTGTTGGAAGACTGTGTACTAGCCCTAGAGTCACAAGGTCAAACCGAACAGGACATTTTTAGTCTGGTCAACATGATCCTGCGTGGATTTATTGTGAATGGTGAACTCACAGACGAGTACCGTATGTTGGCCCAAAAGGCCATAGAGTTCCGTGAACGTGGACATCCAGAAGATAGAGAGCGAACCATACTCACTGACACAAGTGGTAATCCACTGATGCGTTGATGTTTTGGTAAAAATAATTTAGGATTTATGTTGACATAGCATAAATAAAAGTATACAATAACTACATACAGCAAGTAGTTGTTGTATACTAAACCTAAAGGAAATAGAAATGAAAGAAGAAATGAATTTAATAGCAGATGTGTTAAGTGATTTACCATTAGATCCGCAAAATGATTTTGGTTACACAGTAGGAGACGAGTTACATGAAATGAACTACTACTTAAAAGAAATCATGGAAGCATTACAGAAGATTTACACTAGAATGCCAATACAAGAATAAGGAGGCAGGCCCGAAAGGGCCGGCTTCAGATGAATATACTACTAAGTAGTATTAGAGCAGGGCAATCAAAAAAACTATACACTTTAAGCCATTTTTGTGTCATAGATATTTCCGGGGCCCAGGACTTGTGTGATACCGAGCAAGGCTCGAAATCGGTATTCCTACTATAACACTGGAGATTGAATTGAAACCAACCGTAAGACAACAGGTAGAAACAAAGTTTTCTGGCTACGAAGAAGAACGTAGACAACGTGTGCGTGAAGAACAACGCCGTAAAGATCGTGAACATGCTGTATGGGTTGACAGCGATGATGCCCTGTTTGAGATTTTAAAGAATCCTGGCTTGGCTACACCGCCTAGCCAAAGACCCGCACCCACTGGCGCAGAATTATTAGAGATAATGATTCGTGAACGCAAGGACAAGAAATGAATTACATTGAACTGGAAGTTGTGCCGTCTTGGCGTTATTGTAATGTACGTGGCGGTGAAAAGGTTCCTTATCCTGCAGGCTGGCAACGAGATCCCAAACGCATACGAGATATAGAAAGTGCCAATGTGGGCCTATTACTGGGTCCTACCAGTGGTGGTTTGGTTGCATTAGACTTTGATGGCGCAACGGCATGGTCATGGTTTGAACAGCGTATTGGTTGTGCATTACCTGGCACAGTGATGTGGACAAGTGGCAAGGATTCGCGTTGCCAAATGGCATTTACGGTGCCTGAACAGTATTGGGATTATGTTCGCACACAAAAGATTACAAACACACGTGATGATATGATTGCTGAAGGTGAAGGCTTTGAGTTTCGTTGGACAGGATGCCAAAGTGTCGTGCCTCCTAGTGAACTGGCTGATGGTAGGCAATACACGTGGATTGCAAGTCCTACTCAAACAGACGTAGCTGAACTGCCAGATGAGATCTTGGCCTATTGGCTAACCCTGGGTGAAAATCGCACAGTCGTAAATACTAATCCAGTTGAAGACATTGATATTGACAGCATCAATGAAGACAAGTTTACTGAACTCACAGCAGTATTGGAACTGATCAGGCAACAGATTCCCACACCTGATTACGATGTATGGATGCGTATTGCATTTGCCACAGCCAGTGAAGTGGGCAACAGCGTTGCTGCTGTGTTGTTGGCTACATTTTGGCCTGAACGCATACGAGGTGAGTATGCAAGACTGCTGGCGTCAAGAGATCCCAGCCGCAGTCCTACCATAAAGAGTCTGATGTTTATGGCCACAGAACAACGCAGAATACAGCATGAAAAAAAACGAGCAGTATATCAACAACAGTTGGAAGAAATAAAGGAATTGGAAAGAATCATTAAGGAAAAGAAGAATGAAAAATCTAAGCATTGAAGAACTAGAAGATCTACTGGATCAAAAACGACAGCAGGTGGCAACGGGTGCCATAATTTTTACTGAATTGACTAGCAAAGGTGCAGTAAAGAGCACATTGGCCAATGCAGAAACCCTAATTGCACATTGCGGCATCACTATCAGACACAACGAAATGACCAAGGAAATAGAAATTGACATTCCTGGAGTCACAATACATGCAGATACTGCTATAAATGCCGCACGTGGTTACATACGCAGTTATGCACATCAACATGGTATGCCTGTGGGCGAACTGGATGCTTACATAGCAACCATAGCCAATGCAAATGCATACCATCCGGTGCGTGATTGGATTGACGCACAGGAATGGGATGGTCGGGATAGACTGGGCGATTATTATGATACTATTGTGTGTGGAGCCAACAGTCAACAGATTGGAAATACCCTAAAAGAAACACTGATGCGTAAATGGGCACTTGCTCTAGTGGCCAGCTTGTATGAACCACAGTTCAGTATGGAAGGTGTGTTGTGCTTGTATGGTAGACAGGGCATTGGCAAGACAAGTTGGGCATATGGCCTAATCCCAAAAGAGTACGGCAACAGATGGATCAAAGATGCTGTGGCCCTGGATGTGGGCAACAAAGATTCAGTGATGAAAGCAGTGGGCACTTGGATCACTGAACTGGGCGAACTGGATAGTACATTTAAAAAGTCAGATCTTGAAGCACTCAAAGCCTGGATAACTGAAAAGCAAGATGTTATACGTCCGCCTTATGAACGCTCAGCCAACAAGTATGCTAGACGCACAGGCTTTTATGCCACACTGAACACCTTGGAGTTTTTGAATGATGATGAGAATCGACGCTTTTGGGTGCTAGATGTGGATGCATTTAGATTTCCCCGATATGATCTGGCACAGTTTTGGGCACAGGTCAAACGCCTGTATGATGTGGTGAGTCCTTTGTGCAAAGATCCTGAAAGCCGTACTGTGAATCAGGAATGGGGCTGGTTCCTTACTCCTGAAGAACGTGATGTGTTACAACAGAGTCAGAACCCATTTAGAACTGTGGATCCTGTGATTGAAACACTAAGCAATCATATTGTTGCACCACAGCATATGAAAACTGTGCGTGGTGAAAACTTGAACATAACTGAAATACTCAAGCGTTGTGGCATGGATCGTGTGAGCAAACGGGAAACCACAGCCGGTGGCAAATGGTTACGTGAACAGGGTTTCCGTAGTGATAGACAGAAAAGATTCACAGTTGAGATAGTGGATCAGACCAAAACCCTGCCACATTTGAAGGTAGTTGACAGCATTTAGAGCAGGTGCGACTATGTAGATAGTCGCAAAAGTGACATAGTCGCGGGGGATAGTTCCTGGTTTGAGCTATAGCTGCTGGAAGAATGCGACTATGCGACTATCTTGTTATATATATAATATAATAATAATAATATTTTTTATATATATATAGCAAGATAGTATCTTTGTGGTAGATGGTAGCCGCACCGTAAATACCCACATGAGAGATACTATTACCATACGCGGACGCACATACCTGGTCCAAGAGCTACTTAAACAAGTGTCAAAGAGTTCAGTAACCAATTTGAGAACTGGCAGAACCAATCGCGGCGCTAGAGCGCCTACCAAATATTCGATAGAAGAACGACGTTGGCAAGCTGCGGCTACCATTGCAGAAATTATTGAACGTTACAAATTAAAAGAAATACAGGCCCGTAGCATACAATGGAAAGCCAAACAGATCCTAACGCTTGTGGATGTGCCAAGCCCGCTCACGGAAAAGGATTCAGAACATAAATAAACATATGGAACAAGCAAAGAAACGATACCAAACCAAAGCTCCAAGTCGTGGTGGTGCAAGGTCAGGCGCTGGCCGACCCAAAGGCAGCACTAATAAGATCACCATGGACACCTTGTTGCAAAACCTTGATGTGCAGCTTGGGCGTAGCTATGCCGAACAGATAGCCATCAACTACACCACGGCCATTGACCGTGCAGACTGGTCCGGAGTGAGAGACTATGATCGTGTGTTGTTGGGCAAGGTTGTGGCAGACAAGCTGGAAGTTGAGTCAACCAACAGTGAAGATGCAGTCGCCGCCAAAGCTGAAGCTTTCGCAGCGGCCCTGACAGCATTGACACAGGTTGCCAGGACTGCTAAATAATCAATAACACAACGGAATCAGATATGGCCACCAAACCCAAGAGCACAACACAAAAACTATCAGCAGCCAGTCAAACTGAAATGAAAAAGAATGCCACGGTGCGACCACCAACACCCACCGGTAATAGAGCAACAGACAAACAGGCTGCCAACCAATTTGTAGCTGACTCAAGAAAGCAAACAGCTGATCGTGCAGCCGCAACCAAGGCAGCCACACTCCAACAGCAACAGTTAGATTACACCAGAGCCAATCCGTTACAAGGCACACGACCGCAGACAGCAGCAGCTAGAACACAAGTGGCACAGAGCCGTGCTCCTGCTGTGTCTCAGACTGCAGGTCAACAGGCCAATGCCAAACGCATACAGGCTGAAGCAGCAGCTAGAACAGCTGCCCGACCCCAATCCGTACCTTACACAGGACCACAAGGACGTGATGCACAAGGTCGGCCCATCCAGGTGCCAGGACAAGCTCCAGCACCAGTTGGTAAACAAATGGGACCAGAATTTTTTCCTAAAGGACCTGGACCCATTGGCGGACCAGCTCCAGCACCACCAGGCATGGATACAATGCCAATGCCAGGCATGAACCCTATAGAAAACATGCCAGGCGGTGGAGGACCAACCCCAGAACAACTTCGTGGCAAAATGGGCGGAATCAGACCAGGTGGACCAGGTGGTTTCAGACCAGGTATGTCGTTTGAAGAAATGAAACAACTGACGCCACCAGGTCAGGATCCAATGAGTTATTTTGGATTGCAAGGTCCAATGGGCGGAGCACCAGGAAATCCAGGCGCAACCGGCATCTACGGTACTGCCAAAGAGATGCCAATATCAGATCCAGGACCAGAACAATATGCACCACCAGCACCACCAGTAACAAACTCTCCTATGCCAGAAGGTTATGGATCAACCTGGGAAGAATCATTGCCACGACGTAATCAGCTGGCACAAGATTATCTAACCAGCAATCCTTATGATACCAACATGGGTGGCACACAAGACTTGTATAATCAATATGCGTTTTATAACACTAACTTAAATTATGGTACACCTGACCAACTTAAAAGTCCTGTGCAGAATTGGCAAGAATGGCTAAGTCAGAATCAAAATCCAGCCCCCACCCCCAGCCCTGACATGTCAGGCTCTATTATAGCTTATCCTGGTAGACTCAATCCACAACAGCAACAACAGATACAAGCACAGACTGATTTCTTCGCTCAGACTTTGCAACCTACATATCAACAAGCTGTGTCAGGAGCACAAAACATGTACAATCAAAGTGCACCTGGCGTAACCAATTTAAATCCGCAACAACAACAGATACAAGCACAGACTGATTTCTTTACTCAGACTCCACCAGGCGCAACCGGCATCTATGGTACTGCCAAAGAGATGCCAGTGCAGTTACCAATGAATATGGCCGACATGTATTCACAATTGGATTTTAACAATCCAGACTTACAAGCTGGTAAGGCCTATGTCAATCCGCAACAACAACAATTTGTTGACAATCAGCAGGCCGGCATATATGGCCAGTCTGCACCTGGACTTACTCCCGTTATGGGAGCCTCCAGTGGATTTATTCCAGGCATGAGTCAGCAACAATTTGATCAGGCATTCATGCCTGGTAATCAACCCAACAACCTGGGTGCAGCCAATCAGCCAATGCAAAGCTATGGTCAACTGCTGTCGGGCAACACGCCCAATGCTGGATTGAATCCTCAGTTCAATACCAACAGTTCACAACCTACAGGACAACTGCCTGGCAATGCTGGCAACTTTGGACAACAGCAACAGACCACACAGCAGGCCAATCCTGCACAGCCTAGCAATTCTGGCAAGATGGGTGGCTCTGGTGGCCCAATGGGTCCAATCAACACATCAGCCCTGTAATGCACAAAGGTAAATAAACATATGACAACCCAGCCCAAGATGAAAGGTGTTTATAGATTGAACCCCACTAGGCAGGTTATGAAGCAGGGCAGTCAAGCGGCACGTCGAGCTGTGACAACAGATGTGCCCAGCTTTAAGAAAACAAAACGACCCAAACAGGGCAAAGGAACAACACGATGAAGAACTCAACCCTAGCACGTAAGCCAGGACACGATATGAAAGCCAATGCCAGTATAACCAAACCTGTGCGTGGCACTAGCCAATCAGGCGACGGCGAATCATTTGCCTTTAATGGACAGATGGGTGACGGCGTAAATCGTGCCGCCAACCCTTATGCCAAAAACTACCATTCAGGACATTCAAATGATGGCCGTGATGTAAACTTTGGAATGGGTCCTAGAACTGGCAACCACGGTTCAAGTTCAGTGCCAAATGTTACAGCTCGAACAGGACGGATTGATGGCGGTACCACAGTCAAGTGTCCAGCCAATCCCAGCAAGATCAATATGGGTCTTGGTCCACGCAAAGGAAACGAACAATGAGCGTCACAGTCGTAGGTTCCACTAGAGTATTAACACCAGCCGCAGGCACCACAGCCAACGTGGGCAACGTGGTCACACAAACCAACACATTCCATGTGTTGAATGCCAGTTCAAACGTAAGCCCAGCATATTGTTATGTTGGTGTATTCCCAACCTATGCACAGGCCATTGCCATGGATCATCCCACAATTGGCACAGATGCTGGCGGTGTTCCTTTAGCACCAGGTGAGTCAATGACCATTGTGGGCAACTTTGGCACCAGCACTTTGGCCAGCCAGGCCAACGTTTATGTTTCAGCCATTACAGCCGCAGGCTCAACGTCAGTGTTCTTTACACCTGTTGCTCCTGGCTCAGACGCTTAAGAAAGAATAATATGAAAATGCAAAAAGGTAATCCAAAGAGTACCACAACAGTAAATCAGAAGTCAGGTCCTAGAACAGGCAATGCAGGCACCATGAGCAAACGATCAGACTTCACAGCTGCCAAAGCAGAACGTGAACCCCTAGCTCGCACAATACAAAATGCATTCGGTGCAAGAGCACAAGACGACCATGTGAACCCAAAGTTAGAGCCTGTGAGTAGTAACAGCAAGCGTAACTTTAAGAGATAACAACAACAATATTTCAAATAAGTTTTGCTGGCTGTACTTGACAACCAGCTCATTGAACTACATAGAAAGGAATCACAATGAAAAAGAAAGCCACACCCGCCGCCGCAGAATCCACCTGGGGCATTGACACAGACGTAGCAGATATTGCAAAGCCTGTGAAACCAGAACCAAAACGACCCCAAGTAGAAGCAGAACCCTTGTATGACCTAGATGGCCTTATGACCGACTTCCCCACAGCCCGAGAGTTGGAGAAGTTTGTGTTTGACCAAACAGGTTATGTGTTGAACCTTAAAGGTCGTAGCAACAAATTCAAATACCAAACAGCCATGGATGTACTCAACGGTGCGCCACCAGATGAATACTTGCTGGGCACAGAAAATCCATATCTGGACAAGAACGATATCATTCCCATTGACGCCATGAAGGTCATTCCACCCTTACCCATGGACATTGATGGTGCCGCCATTGTCACACGCTTTGACTCAAGAGCTTTCCCACATCCAGATGCTGACTTCAAAGCAGCAGGACAAAAATGTGATGTGGTGTTTAAAAAGTATACCAACAATGTTATCACCTATGAAGTGTTGGGTCCAATATCAACAAGACCAGTTGGAGTAAGAGTCAACAAGTTTGGCAAAGAAGTTCCAGAAAAATATGAATGGATTGATCCTAGAACAGGTGAACAAGTTATCCGCAACGCCAATGGCATGCTGACACCTTTAGGTACTAGACTGCGTGGCTTTATGCAACGCATGAAAGTGAACAAATCAAACCAATGGGACGTGTGGATTGATCGTGACTTTGTTATTGAAACTGGTGGCGGCAACAACAATGATCCTTGGAGTAACATTTGAACCCAGATCAAGCCAGGCTGGTAGCAGATACCAAGATCCTACAAAAGGTCAATCGTGTACACAGAGAAGCCTTTGCAGAAAAGTATCCCAGCCAGGTGGAACATTGTCTCCGCTTGGTCATGGAACGCTTGCAAGCAGGATTAGACAAGCGTGATGGTTGCGATGTGTCAGATCCAACCACATGGCGCATGACCACAATAGAACTGCGTGACCTAGCCGAAACAGCACACCAGCTCGACACCATACGTCGACACCTGGCTGAATAACCAATGAGTCACATCGTGGCCAACCTACCGCCTGTGAAATGTTTTGTGCGTAGAGAGTTTCTTTATGATCATGAATCAGGACATGGCGAACTGGAACCCGCCTGGTGGATCACAATCAAAAGTCTAAGAGGTCAAGCATTCCGTATTGAAAGTTATCTAAATCAATATGGCGCATTGTATGACAAGTTGCCGCTACATGCCTACTGTTGGAAACCTATTGAAGGTGAACCTTTACCGTTAGACTATTTGCAACTATGGGACTGTCTCAGTTACGATATCACTGTGATCAAAAAAGCACAGTTGCAGAGTATGAAGTGTCGATTCAAATTAAAGTCGGGAGCCTGGATGTCAGGTGAATACATGTTCACTGTGGACTCAGCACATCCAGACTTCAACACACTTGATACCGGCTTTTCAGAAGATGTAGAAGATCACAAAAGCTACAACTTCATACGGTGTGACAACGGACAGTTTGCCGCACAGCCCAACAACAGACTACTGATTCTTGAACCCAGTAGCAATCCAAAAGAATTAAGGCGTCCAGATTTTCGAGTAGCAACTCAACGCTGGTCAGTAGAAACAGAAGCCAAGTGGGCACTAGGTGACACTGACACAGTCATGTACGAACACACACCCAAATGATAGACTCCAGCCTGTTGATGCGTCGTGCCTTGCGTTATGTGTTGGACCTGCATGGCCTAAAGCCAGATAGCTTGACACACATGCCATCAGATGCCAGAACCAAGTTTGAGGACTTGGTCATAACCATAGCTGATGACATGCGTTATAATCAATTAAAATACTTTAGACCATTTGAACATCAAAAGCGTTTCTTTGAAACAGGCCACTCAGATCGTAGAGGTATCTTGGCTGCTAACCGAATTGGTAAAACAGTCTCAACCTGTTATGAAACTGCCATGCACCTGACCGGTATCTATCCTTCTTGGTGGACAGGCAAACAGTTCACCAAACCTATCACTGCCATGGTAGCTGGAGAAGGATGGAGCCAGGTTGCCATGGTGTTACAAAATGAACTGCTGGGCACACAAGATATCAAGATCCAGGACTCAATAGGATGTGGCGCTATTCCCAGAGACCGTATAGTATTTGAAACCATGCGTAATGATGGTGCCAACTGTTTGGGCATAGAAGTCAGACACAGCTCAGGTAACAACAGTTATCTGGTGTTTGCCAACTACACACAGGAAGTACGCCAAATGCAAGGTTTTAAATTATCATTGGCAGTATTTGATGAACAACCACCAGATGACTTCTTCAGTGAAATTGTAACACGTACAGCGACAACACAAGGACAAGTGCTGTGTAGTTTTACACCACTCAAAGGTCTTAACGGCCTGGTATCAAAGTTTTGGAACCATGAAGAGGGTTATGAACACATACGTGTGAGTTGGGATGATGTGCCAGAATACGATCCTTGGGGCGAACCATTCTTGTTGATGAGCACCAGACAGCAGTTGGAACGTGATTACTTGCCACATGAACGTGATGCACGCCGTAACGGTGTGCCTGTTATGGGCAAAGGTGCTGTGTTCCAAATACGCAACTGGCCCACGTACAAAACAGGCGACTACGATCTACGCTCAGTACAAGGCATCAGAAGAATCATTGCATTGGATTTAGGTTTGATCAATGACAAAACAGTTATTACTTTAATGTATTGGCATCCTGAAGAACAAGAAGCTTGGTTGCATCATCAGATAGTGGTCAAGGGCACAGAAGAAGCCAATCCCATGAACTACATCAATCATCTAATGAGACATGAAGTATTTGGCACACCCATAGTGTTGCCAGCTGATGCATCAACACAAGGTCGTTACACCATGAGCAGCCAGAGCATTAGAGAACTGTTTGAACAGTACGAATTGAATGTGCATCCAGATGCCATTATGAATCCGCCTGATGATGCTGGTCGTAGAACCAATCACAAAAGTTTTGGTATCAACGTGATGCGTCAGATGTTGGAGTTAGGCACACTACATGTGAATGAAAACTGTACAGAGTTTATTAGAGAAGCACAAAATTACTATGCTGATGAAAAAGGACGCTTTAGCGATCCAGACGATTGCATTGACTCAGCACGTTACGCCCTAATAGGATGTTTGCAGGGCATTGCAGAAGCAGCTGATGGACGCACACCCAAGCAACGTTTCAGAGACATGCGTAGTCAATACCGTACACCAGACAACACAAAACTACCAGAGTGGAAAAAGACACATAGCCCAGGCTAAAGCCCAACGCTAAATAATGTAATACATAAATTGGATCGCAAAACATGCTTGATATCAAAAACGTAGTAATCAGCAACTTAGACAATGCCCGCGGCATGATGGCCCGCTTTGTCAAAATGCACAACCTACTACAAACTAAATGTGCAGCAAACCTGCGCCTGCTGGCTACTAAAAACCAGGTAAATCGTGCCAGCGACTATCATTACCTAGTGTTACCAGTGACACAAAGTACGGAACCAGTTAACGGTATTGATTACATACATCCTGTGGTAAAACCCATGGTTGATTATGCCACTGCTGTGATCACCAAAGGTATTGCACAAAATGGTGAGATCAATTTTGAGTTTGTACCAGACAATGAACGGGATGAAGTTGCAGCACGCCAAGCCACCAACATGGTACACAAGCTGATTAACCAAAACAACGATCCACACACTATCTTACAGCATTGGGTTATTGATGCTTGCCTACACAAGAATGGTGAAATGATGATTGCACCCATGCGTGAAAGTTTCGTACGCTATGTGACCACAACCGGTACTGCTGATCAACTGGCTGCATTTGAACAACAGGCAGCAGATTCAGGCCTAACTGTGCTACGTCAGAGTCGTCGCAAAACAGATGTGGACATGGCCAAGGTCATAAAAGAAACCAAAGACTTTGTAGATCAATTGCCAGAAGCACAGCGTCAAGCTGAAATGGACACACGCATTGCCACTGCTGAAGCAGGCTCACGTGGCGAGTTTGACAACATGACAGAAGAAGTGCCCAACATAGAACTAGAACAAGGCGAAGATGTCATTGCTGATAGTATTGCCCGTAACACCAGCTATGAAGCCAAGTACAAACTAACAGGTTATACTGTCAATGTGAAATTCCGTCCCATTGCACAACATTACTGGTTGTGTGATCCCACTGTTATCTCAATTGAAGAACAACCATTCTGCGGTTTTTACAAACCAATGAGTATACAAGAAGCCACAGAGCTTTATCCAGACATTGATCTAGAACAATTCAAAATACACGCTGAATATTCAAACGTGGGTGCTTTCCAAGCAGGCTCATTGCTAAACAACTTGGCCTTACATGCACGTGACTCAGTTCCTGTAAACGGTTTACCATCAACAGGCTATAGTGCCCAAGAACCAGAAGCACGTCAAGTTACAGTATTGACCATTTGGAATCGTTATGACATTGACAATGATGGTGAACTAGAGTTAGTTGAAATTGTTTACTCAGGCACATACATTATTTCGGCCAAAGAAGTAGAATTTATTCCAGTGGCCAACATGGTACCCAAACCCCTGGCACAAAACTTTTACGGTATGAGCATTGCTGAATCAGTAGTGCCCATGCAAGAGTATGCCACTAGTGGCTATCGTGCAGAACTACAACTGGGCTTGCTGACTGCCACACCACGTATTGGTGCCAAACCAGACAAATTGGATTTTGAAATGTTACAGGACGGTGAAGCTGCTATCTTTATTTTAGACAGCAAATTTGATCCGGCTAAAGACATTTACCAAATTCCCCCACCAAGCGGAAACAATGCATTTATTGAAAGTGCAATGAATCGCATACAACAAGACAGCATGGCCATGATTGGTATGACCAGTCCACAGGATGTGTTCAATCCTGAAGTGATGAGCCCAGGTAACTCAGGAGCAAAACTACAGTTGGCTCTAGGACCAAATCAAATTATCCAAGACAACACAGTTAAGAATAGTGCCGAAGGCATGAAAGATGCCATTTGGTTAGTATGGCGTACACTGGTACAATACGGCGACGACTACGGTGTTAAGAAATTGGCTGCTGAATTCCACCCAGATGGAAAGCCAGAGTTTTTAGATTACCTGGCGTTTGATGACATGAACTTCAATGAACGCAAGACCATACACATTGAATTGGGTCTTGGTATGAAGTCAGAAGAGAATAGTTTACAACGCTTGCAGATTATCAAACAAGCACAAACTGGGCTCACACAAGAAGTTACAATGGGAGTTCAAAGCGGAGCATTAACTCCACAAGCATTTAAAAAAATACGTAAGCCTTACGAAGACATGTTGTATGTGTTGGGCATCAAAGACGCCAACGCATATTTGCCTACTGAAGAAGAAGTTATGGAAATGGTCACACAAGCACAAGAAAGTAAAAAGAATGCTGAGCCAAGTCCAGATGACAAAAAGAAGATTGCAAGTGCTCACCTTGATGATGTACGTGCTAACCAAATTGAAGCTGAAGTTGCTGGCAACACAGCTAGCAGTCAACTTGAAGGCTATGCTCTATTAGAAGAACACAAAGCCAAAAGCTACGGAACATAAATAAACTTACTAGAACGGAACTGAAATGATTAATGAAGATGCTGTGAATGCGTTTAATAATCGCTTGACTGCGAACCTGAACAATATCAAAACAATGACACCAGCACAGCTGGATAGAGTCAAGGATATTGGATCACGTGCAGAGAACTTGTTGAAGAACAAAGACTTCGCACAGTTTGTACACAGCTTTAAATTTGAAATATGTGATAGTTTGGTAGACATCAAAGATCACACAGCGGAAAACAATGCCAACCGCGTAGCTTTGAGCAATCAGCTAAGTGGCATTGACAGTTTTATTGCATCGCTTCAGAGAGCGGTGTACTTAAAAAATCGTGTGGTAACCCAACAGACCCCTGTTGAGCCCGACACAGACAATTAGGAGAATAAATGGATAACATAGTCCAGGATACACCCAACCTCAAACCAGAGGTGGTCCCTGTCCAAGAAGTCAGTACCGGTTTAGAAGCAATAGCCCAGAAGATGGCCGCAATGCGTAACCAATTTTCAGCTACTGAGCCAACTGAGACGGGTAGTTCTAAAGCGGCAGCTAAAGAAAGCCCCGTGGCACCAGAAGGAGTTGTCGTTGATGACAACAATATCGATTTAGTAGAGCCAGAAGTTGCAGTACCAGACGCAGAATATAGTGATGAAGCAAGTGAAGAAGAGGAAGCCCCTGAAGAGGTAAGCCAATCGGACTCGTCTGATGCAGAAGTTATTGATTTCTTGGAGTTTGCTGAAACAAACCCCAACGCTAAATTTAAATTTATGCGTAATGGAAAAGAAATTGAGATTGATGCAAAGAAAGCAGCAGCTATTTTAGGCCAAGGCGCCGCAATTAGTGAAGATGCAAGACAATTAAAGATTGAAAAGTCTGAGTTCGATGAATATTTACAACATAAACGAGCTGAGACAGAAGGTCTTTTGTTGGCAATGGAATTCACTGTACGTCCACAGTTGCAACGGGCTTACGATGAAATTGTAAAGACACAGAATTACCAAACGACTTTCCAACAGCAGTTGGCACAAACTTCAGATCCAGCTCAACGAGCCAGAATTGAAGCCAGTATTGCACAGAACGAAAGATATATCCAGCAACAAGCTGGCACTATCAATCAACTAAAACCAAATGTTGATCAGTTCTATCAAATACGCCAACAGCAAGTTAACGAGGTGTTAGAAAACTCTCGTAAAAGCTTCAAGGACAAGGAACTGCGTAATCAATATGTTTACAATGAACTTCGTAACAAAGTAGCAGATGGATGGGCAGGAGCACATGGACAGATAGTACCAGGTATCAAGAATATTGACTTGATCTCAAGCGATGAACACATAATGTCATTGGTGCGAGACGGTTTAAAATATCGAGATAAACCCAAAGCTAAATCAGCTGGCGGTAGTATTGCTGCACTGACATCCAAACGCTCAGGTACTCCATTAGGCAACGGTTCTTCAGGTGATGAAATCGCCAATCTTCGCAAACAAGCCAGAGCTGGCGACCAAAAGGCCGCCGATAACTTGCTCGTAGCCCAAATGAAGGCTTTGCGAGCAGGTAGAAAATAACGCCAAATCAAAGGAGATTATAATGGCATTTATCGCAACCTCAGCAATTGGCAATGGTACAGGTAACTATCAAACCGATATCGTTGTTAAAGATTTAGATTTAGATGTAAGCAACCGTGTTAAGGACGATACACCTGTTCTTAATATGTGTATGGCTAAAAAGCGTAAAGTGGTTTCCACATTACCTTTATGGACAAACGACGTATATCGTTTACCAGAGATCCAAGCACAATTAGAAGGTGCCGCTGTTAGTTCAACACTAGCCGACGCTAACCAACGTGCCAACTTGGGTAACTACACACAGATTTTCTCAACAGTAGTTGGAGCAACTGGTACAGCACGTGCCGTTGAACAGTCTGGTGGAGATCCACAAGCGTATCAAGAAGTAAAACAGTTGATCGAACTTATGTTCGACGTTGAAGCACAGATCGTACGTAACGACCAAATTGGTACCAAGTACTCTGCTCAATCAGGTGCGGCACTTGGTGTTGCTATTCCAGCAACTTCAGGTATCAGTGGTAATCAAGCAACTCCAAACACAACTACAGCTAACGTTCAAATCGCTAGCACAAACGGTGTTGGTCCTGCTGTTGCTACTGGCCGTCGTATGGGTTCATTGAATTCATTCGCAGCCACACACAGTTTCAACCCAGCAACTGGTACAACATACTACACTATTTTCAACACAGAATCTAGTGATGCTACTGTTCAAGGTACAGCAAACGTATGGCAAGTTGGCGGTCAAATCACTAGCGGTCCTACAATGACCAACAACGGTGAGTATTTAGGTTCTAACTACTACAGCTACACAGGCACACTACAACAGTTTGCTCCTAGCTTGTACAAGCAGTTGGTAACTGTAGCGGAACAGCGTTTCAACGCTAAAATCCGTACTGTTGTTTGCCCAACAAGTCTACGTACACACCTAAGTGATACATTCCCAACTTCACGTAGTATCAACCGTGTGAATTCGGAACGTGGTGACACAATCGCTACTTACGAAGGTGACTTCAACTACACTTACGAGATTTTTGATTCTTGGATCATGGATCAAGTTGGTGCTGGTAACCAGATCTACTTCCTAAACGAAGAAGTTCTACAATGGGGTAGTCTACGTGACCTAGGTCCTAACAATGAAGTGTTCTCAAACGCTGATGCGTCTTTAGATCAGTTCATCATGGAAGGTACATTGATTGTACGTAACCCAGCTGGTGTTGCAGTATTGCATGATATTGCTGTTGGCGGTACTTATGTTGGTGTCAATCCATCAACAGGTGCTTCCGGTTCAGTACGTGCAAGTGCAAACGTTGTACGCCTCAATGCATGGGACGCACAAAGCTTCTAAGTTTACACTTAGCGGTTTTAAGCAAAATGAAAAGCACTCTTCGGAGTGCTTTTTGTTTGACCATAAATAAGTACATGAGCGAATTTGACAACTACCAAGACAAAAGCGAATTACAAGGTCCAGATCCAGAATTTGACCAGGATGCCCACCGTTGGGACAAGGGTGGCTTTGCTACCAAAGACAATGGCATTGCTGATAGACTGCTACAAAACGACAAACTGTATCAAGATCTAAAAGGCAATTGGCAGCACGAAGGTTATAATATGAGTCGCAACATCAAGACCACTACTGGTCGTGAAGGCGGCAAATTCCATATCCGCAAAGAGCAAATGAATACCGAGTACATCAAAGAACAATGTGCTGAGTATCGCAAGCGAGCAGAAAACGGATACATGGATCCCTTAGCACCAATCATGCCAGATGGCACCTTGGGTTACAAATGGATGGACTTGCCAGAAGTGGTGGCATTTGAAATATCAAATCGATACTTTGGTGGCATGCCTTGGGCAGCTATCAAACGAGACAAGACATTAAAAGCACAGTTCTATCGTGTGGTACAATCAGAATACAATGCTTTTGTATGTTATCCTGGAGGCAAATTGCCAATTCCAATTGATGTACCGTATCCTAATCCAGTGGGATCAGAGAAATTCTTTAAAGGTGCGAATTTCGCAAAATAATTTATGAGTGCAAATATCCAAGACGCAAGTGCGTTGGTAGATTACATTTTAGATTTTACCGGTTCCAGCAACCGTGATGAAATTAAACAATGTATTTTCTTAGCAGAAATGATGATGCGTAACATTGAGTTACCAGCATTACGTACAGACCCATACACAACTATTGGCACGGCCAACAGTGATGGATTGATTCCAATTCCTGCAGATATGAACAAACCTATCCTGTTTTTTAATCAAGGCTCAACAGGTTCCAGCAACGTCACTGCCGGATCAGGTCCATGGATTGTGTATGACCGTATTGGCGACAGAGATATTATTACCCTAAGCATGTTAAACAACTTGTATTTGACACCTATCAACATTCCACAAGTGTATCGTGGTAAGTTCTCTGAAGTGGGTGCATACTATCAATTTGTTCCTGGACTTGGCCAAGGCGCACAGGTCAACATGTACTACTATGTGGCATGGCCAGAATTGTTCAGCGATGATGGCACAGTGACAGGAGTTGAAAACAACGTGGTGCTACAGTCATGGCCAGAAGGCTATGTGTATGGCACCCTACACAATTACTACTACAAACGCAAGATGGCAGAAGATGCTGACAAATGGTTGGCCAAATACAATCTTGCTTACGACACAGTAGAAGATCAAAACAACAAAGGCAAGTGGTCAGGCGGTCATACTAAATTAACCAGTATCTGGCAACCAAGACGTTTGCAACGTCTAACCTATAGATAATTGAGGAATAATAAAATATGACTAGCAACGTCACTGCAACAAGCACCACAGGTTTATATGGTATATCGAGCAATGTTCGAGTACCAAATTCAGCACAGCAATTACTTAATTTGTTGTACAGCAACGGCAATGTCAATTTTAGTCTAGCTCCAGGCAATGTATTGGTTCAAGCCAATGCCATGGTCAGCAGTAGCGGCGGTGGTGGCACCTATGGCAATAGTAACGTTGCCGCTTATTTGGCATCAAATACAGATCCAACCGTTAGCAATTTAAATGCCAATAGTGCTGTGCAAGCAGTTGCAATCAATACTGTCAACGCCAACATTGGTGCATATCAAACATTTGCCAATGCCAATGCCGCAAGTCAAGCAACCAGCATCAACACTATCAATGCCAATCTTGGTGCTTTCCAAACTTATGCCAATGTGACATTTGGCACCAGCAGTTATGGCAACACACAGGCCACAGCCTTATTGGCCAATTTTGGCAGCAATGCTATTTCAACCTCTGGCAACATCACAGGCGGATACTTTGTTGGCAATGCTGCTGCATTAGATAGAACAACTGGTGTGGCCACAGGCACATATGGTAGTGACACAACAATACCAACCATAGTAGTCGATGCCAAAGGACGTATCACACAGATCACAACCAATGCAGTATCAGGTGGTGGCAGTTATGGCAACTCAAACGTGGCGGCTTATCTGGCATCAAACACCGATGCAACAATTAGTACGTTAAATGCCAATGCCGCAGTTCAAGCAGTACAAATTAACACCGTAAATGCCAACATTGGTGCATATCAAACATTTGCCAATGCCAATGCGGCCACACAAGCTACAAGTATTAATAGTATCAATGCTAACTTAGGTTCATTCCAAACTTATGCTAACGTAACATTCAGTACTGTGGCCAATGCTGCAAGTCAACAAACACAAATTGATGGTATCACAAATGGCACAACAACACTAGCCAATGTCAAATCAACTGGCGGGTATTTCTGGGCCAACGGCACAGCATATAGCACAGGTTCAGGTGGCACATATGGCAACACACAAGTGGCCGCATTTCTTCCTGTTTATGGCGGACCAATATTGGCCAATGTAATTACTGCCACATCAGGATCTGATTTAACACTACAAGCTGCTCTTACAAAAGACATACGAATATTGGCTGCCTCAGGTGGAGCAAGTGATATTTTTATAACAACTACCGATGGTGAAATTATCATTGATGCAGCATCATCTGGTGGTTATGCCGCAACAATAAAATCAGGAGCATTGATCAACTTACTTGCACCCAATGTCACTACTAATGGTCAATTTACCAGCACAGGCGGATACTATTGGGCTAACGGTACGCCTTATTTGGGCAACGGCGGTCCTAGTTATGGTAATGCCAACGTGGCATCATTTTTGCCAACCTACACAGGTGATCTAGGTGGCAATCTACGCAGCGGCAATGTGTATTCAACTGGCACAGTTTTAATACAAAGTGCAGCAGCACAAACAGTTTATATGGCATCAGGCGCTGGCGCCAATGTGTTTATCTCAGCCGATGGATATCTTAACCTAACTGGAAATTTAGGTATTGTAATTAATTCAACACCACGAGTTAATATTGTTGACGGCAACTTAAACGTTTACAAAAACACGTTTAGCAATGCCAACGGTTATATCTACGCTGACAACAACATTACCGCAGGTGGTAACATTATCAGTAACAACTATTTGTTTGCCAACGGCGTTAGTATTTTAGGCAGTTCAAGCACATATGGCAACGTGGATGTCACAGCATTCCTAAATGGCACAGCACCTGTAAATTATATCACTGGTACTGGCAACAATTTAAATTTGGTTGGTGGAGCCAATAGCACAGGATCTGGCGCTATTTTGCAAATGGGTGCAGGTACCATTGGCGGATTCCCAGGACCAGTAGCCTATTTCAACAATACCAATGTGGCAGTGGCTTCTGGCAACATCAGCACCAGTTATGGTCCAACCATGGGCACCTGTTTGTATGACACAGTAAATGACAGATTGTTTATAAATGCTTTCCCATTGAGCACACCAGACAGTAGCATCAGCAACAACATATACAGCAACTTCATGGTGGTCAATCCGGTCTACACCAACAATCAACTACAGCAACCACCCTTAGCCAACGCCACCACAGGTGGCACTACAATCGTAAGTACCAGCAGTCAGGTTGTTGGTCTAGTACAAAGTTCAAACGTTGCCCTACAATCAGGCTATGGTTTTGGCGCACAAAACCGCAATACTGTGGGCACTTTGGTTGGCATGACTGTTAATCCAGTTACTGCCAACAGCATGAACAACAATGATCGAGTGAGAGCCTTTACCGCTGCGGTAGAATATCAATCAAACATTGGTTGGGGTGCTTTGAGTTCGACCAGCCAGAACGCCAGCAGCATCAATGCCCTGAGTGGTATTGTGTATCTAAACAATGGCAGCAGCATTGGTAGTGCAGTAGGTGCCTTGACGGGTGTAATTATTACTCCGCCAGCAGGCTTGACCAGCAACGTGCAGTATGCCACAGGTTCAATGCCGTTTACCAACCTGTTGAACACAGCAGGAACCACAGGCAAATCCAACGTGGTCTATTCACGTGCTGTTGCTCCATTCGTTACAGGATTCAGTTCAAACCTAACAGTACAATATGCTGTGGGCTTGCATACCTATTCAGGTTGGGCCGGCACTGGCACAGTAGGGTCAGCCAGCAATCCAATCTTGGGCAGATTTGCTGTGCTCAACGAAGATGTCAACAGCACAATTCAAACCAATGGTAACGTGACCATCACAGGCAATACCAGTTTAGCAGCCTACACCGAAAGTCAACAAGATTATGGCAACACTGGTGGCACCATAAACTTTAGTGTTTACTCAGCTGCAGGATCTGTAAAAAGTCTAACACTTACAAGTAATCTGACTGTGAATACCAACAACATCACCATGCCTAAGGGCGGCACATTGACCTTGATTATTACACAGGATGGTACTGGTTCAAGAACACTTACAAGTAACATAAAATTTGCCGGAGGATCAAAAACCCTAAGTACCGCAGCTGGAGCTATAGACACAATCAGTATCTATAACGATGGCACCAATCTGTTGGGTGCTTTGGTCAAAGGATATGCCTAATGTTTGGTGCTGGTAAACTTGCCAATTATCTAGCCAATCCTGTTGGTGGCGGAACTTATACCATAACCTATCTGGCTGTTGCAGGTGGCGCTGGTGGCGGAACCAACACAGGTGGTGGTGGCGGAGCAGGCGGTTATATTGCCAACAATTTTACTGCAACACCTGCCACAACATATACCATAACCATTGGAGCAGGTGGCGCAGGTGGTGCCCCAAGTGCCAGCGGCTCAAACGGTGCCAACAGTACCATTACCGGCACAGGACTTACCACTGTGACAGCAGTTGGTGGTGGTGGTGGTGGATACTATTCAGCCAGTGGATTAAATGGCGGTTCAGGAGGCGGAGCTGGCAGTGATGTCAACGGTGTTTCTGGAACGCCAGGATCAGGAACCAGCGGTCAAGGATCAGCTGGCGGATCAGGTTCAGGCGGTGGCGGAGTGGCCATGGGTGGTGGTGGTGGCGGAGCAACCAGCGTAGGTACTGATGCTGTATTGGTAGGATTAATTTACGGCAATGGCGGTAATGCCTTATTCAGTAGTATCACTGGTGCCAACGTAAGTTATGCCGGAGGTGGCGGTGGTGGCGCTTATATCAATGCCGGTGGTGCCTTTACTGCAGGTATTGGTGGCGGAACTACAACTGTAGCCAACAAAGGCGGATCAGGTGATGGAAAAGTTGGAAATCCAGCAGGTCCTTATCCAGACAATACTCCTGCTGTGGGTCTAGCAGGCGTACCAAATACTGGTGGCGGCCAAGGTGGTGGATCAGGCGGTAACTTCAACAACAATTACACAGATGATAATGGTCGTGCAGGTGCTGGTGGTTCAGGTGTG